TAGCTAAGTATTATGAAATCTAAAAATAACTAAACATGGAAACCAATAGCAATAAAATAAAACTTGATTTATATAGAGCAATAGATCAAGAAACAAAAGGATTATCAATACTAACCGGATCACTTGCTTTGATTATTCAAAATGAAATTAAAGAAAGAGAATGTCATGATATTGATATAGTATTACCGTACTACATTGACCTTTCTAAATTTGGTAATGTTAAACGAATTGAAAACGATTATACAACACCAACAATTGAAATAAAAAATGAGTTATGCAACATTCACATAATCATTGACCCTAAATGTATTTATTCGGAAATTGATGGATTAAAAGTTTCTAATTCAATTGATATTTGGATAGCTAAATTTAAGTCATTTATGTTCTTTGAATCTGAAAAAAATATTTCAGATATTGAAGTAATGATTAAAAAATATAGAGAAAGTAAAGTAATTGTACTTGATGATTTAATGCCTTTTTAAATAAAAACAATTCTAAAAATTAAACAACATGACAATCGTAAAAAAATCAGACACAATGCCGAAAAGACCTGTAATTATTCTTTTATACGGCAGTCCTGGAGTTGGTAAGACTTCAGTATTTAATACAAGCGTTAATCCTATCTTATTAGATACGGATAGAGGCTCAGACAGGGCAATAAACAGGCAGGACACAATCGTTGCTAACAGTTGGAAAGAAGTTTTGCAAGACGAAGGCGAAATCAAAAACTACTCTACTTTAGGCATTGATACTGCCAAATCAGTGCTTGATGACTTTTTGATGACTTATGTAGCCGAACAAGACTACAAACTGAAAACTAACAAGCTAAAGGCTTACGGCGCAATCGGTGACGAATTTAAGCTATTTATCAACCGTAGACGCAACGAACAGATTGATATTGTTGTTATTGCTCACGCTAAAGAGGAAAAAGACGGTGACAACACGAAGTTCAGTCCTGACGTAACTGGAGGCTCAAAAGACTTATTATTGCGTATTGCTGATCAAGTTGGTTACGTTTACATGGCAAATAACAAACGGACAATTAACTTCGACCCTACTGATAAAACAATTGGTAAAAACGTAGCACGTTTGCCTATTATGGAAATTCCTGACGAAACAGACCCGAAGTTTAAAATCTTTATGGCAGAAATTATTGACTCAGTTAAAAACTCAATTCAGGCAATGAGCGAAGATCAAAAAAACGCAATGATCTTAATTGAGAAAGTAACCGGACTGATTGAATCAATTAACACACCTGACGATGCTCAAAGTTGTTCAGACCAAATCGGACAGCTACCAAAGGCACAAAAGATTGGATTTAGAAATTCATTCTCTGCCAAACTTAAAGAAGTTGGATTGACTTTCAACAAAGAATCAAATACTTTTGAATATGCTCAATCTTAGGGTAACAAATTTGGAAAAATTCAGGCGTTTCATTTGCGAAACGTCTGAATACGAAACAGAGGCTTCATTAATGGAAACATTAACCGGACAATTCACAGGAAACGAATATACTCGCATCGGAACTGCATTTCATAAGATTGTTGAATGTGGAAATATCACAATTAGAAATACGGTTGATATTGACGGTTTTATTATTGACTTCAATCAATCACATATTGATATGGCTTTAGCTTATAAAAAGTCTATTAAAGGCTGTTTTCACGAGATTAGAGCGAATAAAGTATATTCAGTCAATGGAACTGATATAAACATTTCAGGTGGCGCAGATGTGATCTTAGGTAACCAAATCAGGGATATTAAAACCAAGTATTCATATCTTAAATCAATCGCTGATTATACCGATTCAGTTCAATGGAAACTGTATTGTGATATTTTTGAACTTCCAGAGTTTTACTTCGATATTTTCGAGTTTCAAGGATATAACAAAGAAAAAAACGGTTACGATGTTTCTGGATTAACTTTAAAAAAGCATGATCCTATTCCCTGTCTTGTATACTCAACTATGCAATCTGATATTCAGTATTTATTAACTGAATTTTTAGATTTCGTAAAGTTTAGAAATTTAGAACAATTATTCACAGAAATTAAAACAAATAATTATGAGCCAAAACATTAGTATCAAAATCAATTTAAGACAGTTAAAGAGTCATGTAATGCCAATGAAGGGCAAAGTTGGAATGATTGATTGTATTGTTATTCCAATTGAAGCAAATAGTTTATTTGTAGGAGAAAAGGGAGTTTACCTTGATTTACAGGCATGGGAAATCAAAGAGAAAAAAGCAGACCGAAAACAAACTCACATTATCAAACAATCTTTTGCAAAAGAAGTATTCGACCAGTTAAGCGATGCACAGAAGCAGGCTATTCCAATTATCGGAGATGCTATTTTATGGGGTGGGTTTAGCGAGCCAGAACCAAATGATTTTCCAATTGAACTTCCAACATACGAAAGTCCTTTAAGGTCAAATAATTTGCCACCTTCTGAAATGGCAACACAACCGCCTATTGAGGATGATTTACCGTTCTAATTATGGAAAATCAATTTAACCTTTCTACAAGTGAGGGATTCAGCAAAGCGTTTGAATCCTTTACTTTCTTAAAATCAATCGGAGCTGTTATTGAGTTAAAAGTTATTAAGCAAACTAGATCAAACCAACAGAACCGAGCTTTGTATCTTTATTTTAATTTTGTCGCTGAAACGCTTAATAATCATGGTTTATATTTTCAGACTATTGATCTATTTAGTCATCCGTTAGAAATGCAATGGGATAAAGATTTAGTAAAGCAATTTATCTGGCTACCTATTCAAAAGACGTTATTCGACATTGAAAGTACGACTAAGTTAACAACGACTGATATTAACACTATTCTTGACGTTTTAACTAACCATTTCGCAAAACTTAAGCTATCAGTTAGCTTTCCGAATCAATTCGATTACTACCTAAAACAAATAGGTTATTAAAAACTAAAACTATGGAACGTAAAATAGGAGAAACATTTAAACAAAAAGATACTACTTTAAAATGTGTCGAAAATGAATCATGCTTTGGATGCTTTTATAATCGAAAGGCAAAAGATACCGAAGATGAATATTATTGTAGTGATTTTACTTATAATGGTGGTGTTTGTGATAGAACAATGAGATCAGATGATAAGTCTGTAATGTTTATCATTAAATGCGATTAACTGTTTTTAAATATACACCAATATTCTTTAAACCAGAAAGTAAAAATTAACTTTGAGAAACAATTTAAAACTAAAACGAGATGAAAAAACAACCATTAAAAAACCGATTAGTATTTTTATTAAAAAATGACGTATTAAAATTTAATAGATATATGAGATTTTCATTATCAATTAAATGGAACTTTGAGTGTAATCTGGAATCTGCTAATCTGGAATCTGCTAATCTGGAATTTGCTAATCTGAAATTTGCTAATCTGAAATTTGCTAATCTGAAATTTGCTAATCTGAAATCTGCTAATCTGGAATCTGCTAATCTGAAATTTGCTAATCTGGAATCTGCTAATCTGGAATCTGCTAATCTGGAATTTGCTAATCTGAAATTTGCTAATCTGAAATTTGCTAATCTGAAATTTGCTAATCTGAAATCTGCTAATCTGGAATCTGCTAATCTGAAATTTGCTAATCTGGAATCTGCTAATCTGAAATTTGCTAATCTGAAATTTGCTAATCTGAAATTTGCTAATCTGAAATTTGCTAATCTGGAATTTGCTAATCTGAAATTTGCTAATCTGAAATCTGCTAATCTGAAATTTGCTAATCTGAAATTTGCTAATCTGGATATGTCATGCTTGCCGTTATGGTGCGGTTCATTAAAAATGAAAACAGACATTAAAATCAGAACTCATATTGCCTTTCATTTTGCATCACTTATTTCAAATTGCGATAACTCTACTGATGAAGAAAAACAGATTTACGCTAATATTTTAGAGTATGTGAATAGATTTCATAGTATGGATGTTGAACGATTAAAAGTACTTGAAAATGAGCAGTAAAAAATCAATATTAATCAAACAGATTCAACAACTTCAAGGAGTTGAGGGAGTTGAACTAATAATGGTCGAACCATGCGAAGATAATTATATGCTGTGCCATATTTACTTCGATCCTGAAACGGTTGTTGATAGATTAACACCGGAAGAGGTCGCACTAAGGAATTACAATTCTACGGTTAAACGTGGATTGATAAATGATGATACTGATTTTATGGATTTTAGAATGAAGTTATCAGAAGAAGTGTCAGAATTAAGACAATCTTGGAATAATCATAAATTCATAAACATGACAGGAATGTTTGATCATTCAGAATTAGCAGATATTAGCCTAGTTTGTGATGCAATAGCCTTGCATTACGGAATAGATTTGCAAACTGAGAAAGAAAAAAAAATGAAAGTAAATGAATTAAGAAATGACTAAAATTAACCAACATGGAAGCTAAAGAAAAAAAATTATCAACGTCACATCAAGAAAAATTAGATCAGTTAAATTCTGAAAAGTTTATAACTGTTTATGGAAGTTTGACAATTCCGCAAATGATTAAACAATTTGGTCAACCTAAAGCTATTTTGAAATATGCCAAAGTCTAGGCGTTATCTGGATTAACCTCAGCACCTACTATTTTAGTTGAACGCTTTATTGACGGAGAGCTATTTTTCAAAACTGATTTAGTTATTAGGGGTATATCAAAATCTATTCTATTACTAACCGATTATAACGGAATTGAAACGCAATATGTAAGGCATCCGACTTATGACACATCAAAACTAATTAAAGCGTCAAAAGCCGAAATTGAAAACTTTATCAATGAAAAGCAAAATAAAACAGATATTCCATAGGTACGAACTTTGGGAAGATT